CAACTAACTCTACAGCTGCATTGACAGCTTGGAGAAGCGTAATCCACGACTCTTCATATGCTGTGATGGACTCTGGTTACAAATATCAATATGACCGCTACAATGACATCAATCGTTATCTGCCTACAAACGGCGATATCGCTGGTCTCTGCGCTCGTACTGACAATCAGAGAGATCCTTGGTGGTCACCTGCTGGCTTTAATCGCGGTCAGATCAAGAACGTGATTCAGATGCGTTGGAATCCAAAACAGTCTCAACGTGATCAGCTTTACAGCAATGGTATTAACCCAGTTGTTGCAATTCCTGGTCAGGGCGTTGTTCTTTATGGTGATAAAACACTTCAGTCTAAACCATCTGCTTTCGATCGTATCAATGTTCGTCGTCTGTTTATTGTTCTTGAGAAGGCAATTTCAACTGCTGCTAAGTACTCGTTGTTCGAATTCAACGATGCGTTCACTCAAGCTCAGTTTAAGAACTTGGTTGTACCTTATCTCCGTCAGATTCAGGGTCGCCGTGGTATTACAGACTTCCTTGTTGTCTGCGATGCTACAAACAATACACCTGCAGTTGTTGATGCTAACCAATTCGTTGGCGACATCTACATCAAGCCAGCTCGCTCAATCAACTTTATCCAGTTGAACTTTGTGGCTGTTGCTACTGGTGTTTCATTCTCTGAAGTTGTTGGTAAATTCTAATAAATAGATAGAGCTATAAGGAGAATAAGAAAATGGCTTCAGGTTTTAACATAAGTAACTTCAAACACCAAGGTTTAATCCTTGGTGGCGCTCGTCCGTCACAGTTTGAAGTTTATCTAAGTATCCCAACATTCGTTGCTGCTGATACAGGTTCTGACACTAAGTTTCGCTTCACTTGCCGTGCAGCGCAACTTCCAGCTGCTACAGTTGGCACAGTTGAAGTTGGTTACTTTGGTCGTATGATCAAATTAGCTGGCGATCGCACTTTCGCTGACTGGACAGTAACAGTAATGAACGATGAGGATTTCCTTGTCCGTTCAATGTTCGAAAAGTGGTCAAATGCTTTGAATCGTTTGGAAGCTAACCAACGTCAATCATATGTAACAGAAAATGATTACAAAGCTACAATGAATGTTATCCAATATTCTAAGGACGGCAACGTTATCCGCGCTTATGACATTATTGGTGCTTTCCCATCAACAGTTGATGCTATCGACTTGAACTGGGAAACAACGAACCAAATTGAAACATTTGGCGTAACATTCTCGTACGACTACTGGTTGCCATCTTCTGGCAGCGAGCTCAACAATGCTTACTATGGCGATGCTGTTTCGCCTGTTGGCATCTAATACTATATAATGGTAGCCTCTTGAATTAGATTATTGAATTTTAGAGAGGGGCTGAGTTATCCTTAGCTCCTCTTTTATTTGAAGGAACAAAAATGGCAGAATTATTCGGTTTCGAGTTCAAACGTAAAGTCTCAGTAGATCCAGCTCCTTCCTTTTCCCCAAAAGAAACAGATGATGGTGCGCTTACGATTGCGGCTGGCGGCTCGTTTGGTACATACGTTGATCTTGATGGTACAGTTAGAACAGAAGCGGAACTCGTTACAAAATACCGCGAAATGTCATTACAGCCTGAATGCGATGCAGCCGTTGACGAAATTGTTAACGAAACAATGGCTATTGACGAAAAAGAAATTGTTAAAATTGATCTTGATCAGTTAGATATTCAAGACAATATCAAAAAAGCAATTCGTGACGAATTTAGAAATATCCTTAACATTCTCGATTTTAACCGCCATGCCTACGAGATCTATCGTCGTTGGTATGTTGATGGTCGTTTATATTATCATGTGTTGATTGACGAGAAAGATCCAAAAGCTGGTATCAAAGAAGTTCGTTATATTGACCCACGCAAAATCCGTAAGGTGCGCGAGATCGCAAAAAAACGTGTTCGTGGTGGTCAGTCAAACGAAGCTGTTATTGCTAAAACGCAAAACGAATATTATATCTACAATGATAAAGGTTTCAACTACGGCAACAAAACAGTTGGTCCAACAACCACTGGTTTGAAAATTGCTAAAGATACCATCGTTCATGTTACATCTGGTTTGACTGATACAAACGGAACAATGGTTCTTTCGTATCTTCATAAGGCTATTAAAGCTTTGAATCAGTTACGTACACTTGAAGACGCATTAGTTATCTATCGTCTCGCGCGAGCGCCCGAACGTCGTATTTGGTATATTGACACAGGTAACTTGCCTAAGATGAAAGCCGAACAATACGTTCGTGATATTATGGTAAAACATAAGAATCGTTTGATTTACGATGCCGATACAGGCAACGTGAGGGATGATCGCAAATTCATGACAATGTTGGAAGACTACTGGCTTCCTCGTCGTGATGGTGGCAAAGGTACGGAGGTTACTACCTTGCCTGGCGGTCAAACTCTCGGTCAGATGGATGACGTCTTATATTTCCAAAAGAAATTTTTCCAAACACTTAACGTTCCAGTCAATCGTCTTAACTCAGATGCATTGTTCTCATTAGGTCGCGCAACTGAAGTTACTCGTGACGAATTGAAGTTTGCTCGCTTTATCAGCCGTTTGCGTGATAAGTTTGCGATGTTATTTACTAAGATGCTTGAAAAACAATTGGTTCTCAAAGGCATTATGACAATTGAAGACTTTGAAAACATTTCACCAGACTTCAAATACGACTTTTCTAAAGACAACTACTTCACCGAACTTAAAGACGGCGAGATCATTGACAATCGTATCAATCTTGCTCGTAACTTACAGGATATGGTTGGTAAGTATTACTCTCAAGAATGGCTCCGTAAAAATATCCTTCAGCAAACTGATGATGATATTGAAGAGCAAGATAAGCTTATTGAAGAAGAAACAAATTCAGGCGATCCACGCTGGATTAACCAAGGCATTATGAATAATGAAATGATGCAGCAGCAGATGGAAGCGCCAGAAGGTCCAGATGGCGATACGGAACAGAATCCATTAGCGAATGATGAGGACACAGACGCTACGCCAGAAACAGATGAAAAAGTTAGAAAGCTTCAAAAGGCGAAAGCTGATTACAACCTTCTTTCAAAGAAAAAGAACAGATCGCTTTCGGATGAAGCAAAGTACAAATCAGCAGCCTTAATTTTGGCTAAGAATAAATAATTGGAGATAAAACAATGAATGATGTTACAGTGCACGATTTAATTGCTCATGCTTATGATCAGAAACCAATTGAGTTTCAAAGTACATTTAACAACCTGATCGCTGATCGTATTGTTAAAGCTATTGATGATCGTAAAGTTGAAGTGGCTCAAACAATGTTTAATACAGAAGAGCCTGAAGAGTTTGAATCGGAAACTGAACATACAGATCAAGAGGAAACAGAAGATGTCCCAGCAGCTTAAAGATATTTTAAAACAAGCCCACGAACGCATTAAAGGCGTGCATGCTGCTAAGACTGCAGCTGGTTCATTAGGTAAAGAGCCAGGTGTGGATTATGAGCCAAAAGCTGGTGACGAACAAGAATTCGTAGCAAAGCACAGCGTTGAAAGATGGGACGATCGCGCTGGTAATAAGAATCCAGCTGATGCTGTTGGTTATTCATTAGACAACGAACTCAACAAACGTCTCGGCAACAAAGAAAAAGAAGCAATGGCTGCTGCTTTCCCTACACCTAAGAAAGGCGTTAGCGAAGCAAAAGAAGCTGAAGACGCTCAATGCAATCATTCAGCAAAGGGTAAAGAATGCCCCGTTCATGGCATGGCAGAATGCTGGTCAGCAAAGCCAATCAAAGAAGATGAGTTTGACGAAGCTATTTCTAAGCGTATGAAAAACGCTGGTGGAATTTCACGTCAGAACATGTTTAAGAAATTACACAGCGATCGTTCTTCTGGTAAATCTTATAATTACCATGGTAAAGATGAAAAGAAAAAATTAGAAGATCAAGAAAAGGCAATGGCTGAATATAAAGGTGGAGTCAAGAAACTTCCACCTGGCAAAGCAAAAGGTGTTAAAGAAGAAATCGAACAAGTTGATGAAGTGTTAACAAAGTCAACAACAGCTGGTGAAACAATCCACGATTTCGTTCACTCAAAGAATCCTAAGTTTGCTGGTAAGTCAAAAGAGAAACGTAAGCAAATGGCTCTCGCTGCTTATTATGCAAAGCAGAACGAAGAAACAATTCTCGAATATGAAGCTGTTGAGCCATTGTTAGGTTCAGCTGATATTGCTAAAAACAAAACAGATGACACTGGCGCAGAGATCGATATGGTCCGCACAGAAATGAAAGCAATTGCTAATAAG